GCTAGGTAAGAACCTAACTTCACTCCTTGCCGATGAAGAACGCAGTCACAAGCATTTCATGGAGCGTATGAGTGAAGTTAAGTCACTAGATAAAAACCTAAATGGTAAAATTAAAAGTCTAGTAAAAGAAGCTCGTTTCTATGAAGATAATGATAATTGCCCTACCTGTGAGCAAGAGATTACAGCTGTAATTAAAGAAACCAAACTATCTGGTCTTAAATCTACTGCGGCAGATGTTCAGCTAGAGTTGGGTAAACTGGCCAAAGAAGTAGATACTACAGAGAAAGAAGGTATTCAAATCGCCAATAATCTTAATACACTAAGACAGCGTCAGGGTAAAATAAATTCTAATAACGAGAAGATATCATTACTGCAGAAAGAGATTACTAAAGTCCAGAAGGAAGTAAGTAATCTAAACAAGTTGACTGGTGATAGTGGTAAGGCTAAGAAAGAATTATCAGACCTCAAAGCAACCAAACAGAAAGCTACAGAAATGAAGTTAGAATATGTAGAAGAACGCACGTACAATGAAGTTCTCGGCGAGATGTTGAAAGATACCGGCATAAAGACTAAAGTTATTAAGCAGTATCTACCCGTTATGAACCGACTGATTAACCAATATCTACAAGTGCTAGACTTTTTCGTGGCGTTCCATTTAGATGAAAACTTCAATGAGACCATCAGGTCAAGACACAGAGATTCCTTTAACTATGCATCATTCTCAGAAGGTGAAAAGCAACGTATAGATTTATCACTGCTTTTTACTTGGAGACAAATAGCTAAGATGAAGAACTCTGCTGCTACCAATCTACTTATCCTAGATGAAACCTTTGATAGTAGCTTGGACGTTGATGGTGTTGACAATCTAACCAAAATTCTCTCAACGCTAGAAGATGGCACCAACGTATTCATTATCTCGCATAAAGGTGATATCCTAGAAAACAAGTTTAGGTCAAAGATTGAATTCTTCAAGCATAAAAACTTCTCTAAGATAGCCTAGTTATATACATATAACAAAATATTCTAAGAAAACCGAAATTAGTTGTTTACAAGGCATGAAATGCATAGTATAATATACTCTTAGAAATTAGAAGATTAACGGCCCTTAGCTCAACTGGATAGAGCAACAGCCTTCTAAGCTGTAGGTTTCAGGTTCAAGTCCTGAAGGGTCGGCCAAACAAAAGGAAAGACAATGTTATATTCAGGTTATATGTTTCAAATAAATGAACATGGATTAAAGATGATGGATAAAGAACAAGGTGAAATGATTATCCTTGGAAATACACCCTTTAAAGAAGGAGATGTATTTACCCTAGTTGAATGTGAGGACGGGAGACTTTATTTTAAGCGAACTTCTTGCCCTAATCAGATGGAATTAGACTTTGACTAAACCATTTGTTACATTTGTGTTACATTTATGTTACATTTATGTAAAATCTTTAAAAAAAATGAAAAAACCTCTTTACATTCTATTTAATGCGTAGTATAATATACTTATAAATTAAAAGAGAAACATATATTATGATGAATTATGAATCCAGCCTCCTACCAAAACTCTTGGCTAAAGAGAACATTACTATTAGACATGGTAACTTCAACACAGCCTGGTTTGATATCAAGAACAGAACACTCGGTCTTCCATTGTGGAAAGATATGGGTAAAGATGTTTATGACCTTCTAATCGGCCACGAAGTTGGACATGCTATAGAAACACCATTCGAAGGTTGGCACGATAGTCCAGAAAAATTAGAGGGTTGCCCAAGAACATATATTAATGTAGTAGAAGATGCAAGGATTGAAAGAAAAATCCAATCAAGGTATCCAGGGCTTGTAAATTCTTTTAATAAAGGTTACAAGAAGTTATTAGATAACGAGTTCTTCGGTCCTCTTGATGATGTAGATTATGACCAAGTCAAACTCATTGATAAGATTAACCTTAAAACTAAATTAGGCTCTCTTATAGAAGTACCATTCAGTTCAGAAGAAGCTGTCTTTCTAACCAGAGCAAATACTACTCAAACATTTGATGAAGTTGTTCAGTTAGTCAAAGACATTCTAAAGTTTACTCAAGATAATACACCAGAGCTCATTCAACAACCAGAGCCTGAACAAGACATTGATAATTCGGAAGAAGAAAGCCAAAACAAAGAACAAGAAGAATCAACTATTCCAAGTGGCCATGATGATTATGAGAAAGAAGAATCAGAAGAGAAATCTAATCAAACCACTCAAGGCGACCAATCTTCAGGAGAAGATGTTACAGAAGAAGAATCCGAAGAAGAAACTACAACATCGGCCGCTCAACCAGAACATCAGGAAGCAGATGTTTCTATCACAGACAGAATCTATAGGTCAAAAGAAAAGTCACTAATTGAAACTAGCGATAACGGAAAATCTCCTCTAGTAGTTAGTCAAGTATCCAAAGAAAATATCTCAACTTCAATCGTTCCTTTTAAACAGTTAATGAAAGATAGAGAAAATGAAGCTAAGAGAATGGCAGATCATTATGAGTCCAGCTGGATAGAGCTTCTTGATGATTATCCTTCATATATGAAACAGCTTAAAAAGAATGTTCAACCAGCCGTTAGAGAATTTGAAATGAAAAAAGCGGCCACACAGTGGTCAAGAGCTACAGAAGCTAAGACTGGAAACATCAATGTCAATAAGTTATGGTCATATAAAACTAATGATGATATCTTTCTAAAGGCTACTAAGTTACCAAATGCCAAGTCTCACGGCATGGTGATGTTGGTAGACTTTTCAGGGTCAATGTCAAGTTCAATGAAATATGTAATGGATCAAATACTTCACACGGTTATGTTTTGTAAAGCAGTTAATATACCTTTTGAAGTTTATGCCTTTACTACTGCCGGCGGCTGGAGATATGATGAAGAAAACTATGTAAGAAGGTCTTACCTTAAGGGTGACCTAGATATGGACGACCTAGCAATGCCTCTTCTGGTTAGTTCAGAAATGAAGAAGGCCGAGTTTATCGAAGCTACTAAGTATCTTTACCTTAGAACAACTAGTAGTCGTTACCTCTCATTTCCAATTGGGGCTTCAGAACAGTGGGGCTCAACACCATTAAATCAAGCGTTAATAGTTTGCCATGATATCTTAAAGAAGTTCAAGACTAAACATAATATTGAAAAGTTAAACTTCTTAACCTTCACAGACGGCGATAGTAACAGACTCCAAGTTCACGGCGTTGATTACTACAGTATGTCAGATGATGTCAGATTAATAGTTCAAGGTAAGATTATTAAAACTACTAGAAATTCAAGTACTAAAATGACCAGTGCTCTCTTAGATAATATCAAGAAGATGTATAATACTACCAACCTCGGATTCTTCATGGCTGAAGATAATAGAGAGTGGAAATCAAGAGTCAATGACTTATACTGGAGAAACAGTAACTTAGCAAATTGTTATGAAGAGTTTAGAAAAGAAACAACAAGAGAGTATACCAGAAACAAATGTATTGAAGTCAAAGATGTATATGGCTACGATACTTACTACATGGTAAAAGGTGGTAAAAACCTTAATACCGAAGAAGATGATTTCGAGGTTTCAACCGAAGCTTCAGATGCCCAGATTAGAAATGCTTTCAAAAAGTTTTCTAAATCTAAAAAGACTAACAAGGTGCTTCTCACCAAATTTGGAGGAGCAGTGGCTTGAAAAAGATGAAAATAAATGAATTATTTTCAGCAAAACACTTTACAAGCCATATAAAGCCTGTTATAATATACTAGTAAATTAAATAAATGGAGTAACTTATATTATGAATACAATGAAAAAATCAACTCAAATTATCCTTGAAACTCTCAGTCAAAGGTTCCCAGACCAGACAGAGTTTAAAAGAGCCCAAATCAGTGATACAGCTGACTCATTGGGTTATTCAAGAAAAGACTTCTGGGACTTAATCGATGCTAAGATTAGAGTTAAACCTGGGGTTTATGACTTATCGGCAATGATTGTCCCAGTCACAAAAGAACCAGTAACTGGTTTCTCTAACGTGGTTAAGATGCAATCAATAGTAAATGAAGAATTAAACTTTGCCAAAAAAGACCCAACATTCGTACCATGGGGTGCCTTTTCAGATGTGGTTAAAATCCTAAAATCTGAAATGTTCTACCCAGTCTATGTATCTGGTTTATCAGGTAACGGTAAGACTTTCATGGTTGAACAAGCGGCCGCTAAACTTGGTAGAGAGTTCATCAGAGTTCAAATTAATCCTGAGACGGATGAGGACGACCTACTAGGTGGATTCAGACTTATTAATGGAGAAACAGTATTCTCTAAAGGGCCAGTTCTTAAGGCCATGGAAAGAGGAGCTATTCTTCTACTGGACGAGGTCGATAGAGCGACTAACAAGATTATGTGTTTACAAGGTATCCTAGAAGGAAAACCAGTACTAGTCAAAAAGACTGGCGAGGTAGTAGAACCAAGTCCAGGATTTAATGTTATTGCCACAGCCAATACTAAAGGTAAAGGTTCGGAAGACGGCAGGTTCACAGCCGCTTCAATTATAGATGATGCTTTCTTAGAAAGATTCACTGTAGCAATCGACCAGGCTTTCCCAAGTCAATCAGTAGAAAAGAAAATCGTTGCCAAACATATGGAAAAATTCGGCAAGACAGATGTAGAGTTTGCTGAGAAACTAGTATCTTGGGCAGACATTATCAGAAAGACATTCTATGATGATGGCGTTGACGAGGTAATTTCAACTAGAAGGTTATGTCACATAGTCCAAACTTTTTCTATCTTTGATAACAAGATGAAGGCAATCGAATTATGTATTGCAAGGTTTGATGACGATACTAAGGCCGCCTTCTTAGACTTATACACTAAAGTGGATTCTGGAGTAACATTCGAAACAGAAGAAACTTGGCCAACCGAGGAAACAAATGAAACAAAATTCTAATCCAGATTACAAATTTAACGAGGGGGCTCTTATTGAAGAGCTCCATCAATACATAGATTCAACCTATAACGCTCATTATGGTCAAGGAGGACTTCAGTCAAGTGAAGTTATCATCGACCGAGGACATGGCCTAGGATTCTTCTTAGGAAATGTAGATAAGTATAATGCACGTTATGGCAAGAAGGGTGATACTCCTGAGGAGTGGCGCAAAGACCTGATGAAGGTTCTACATTATGGATTACTTGCTTTATATGAGCATGATAGAAATAATGCAAAGTAATTACATAAAAGGGTTTACAAATGCCCCAAAGTGTAGTATAATATAAACTATTAAATAAATGGAGATGCAAATGCAACTATCAAATGAAACCCAGGCTCTTCTCGCCAATTTTGCTACTATCAATGCAAACATGGTTCTGAAACCTGGTCAACAACTAAAAACTATTTCCGAGGCCAAGAACATTCTGGCTATCGCGAATATCACCGAGGACTTTCCTGCTGAGATGGGTATCTATGACCTTAACGAATTCTTATCAATTCATGGTCTTATTGAAAACCCTACAATGCAGTTCGAAGAAAATGCTGTACTCTTTAAAGATGATACCAATAAGGTAAAATACTTCTTTGCCGCGTCCAGTATTCTTACTACTCCAGAGAAGGATATCACAATGCCTTCAACAGATGTAGAAGTTCACTTTACAGCTGACACAATTGCTAAGATTAAGAAGGCTGCTAACGTACTAGGTCATATCGATATGGCTATTGTCGGCGGTGAGAATGTAACTGTTCAAGTATTTGATGCAAAAGATTCAAGTGCAAATACTTATGAACTAGACCTAGGTGTTAACACATCTGGTTCAAACTTTAACTTTGTCATGAACATTGCTAACTTAAAGCTTGTTGATGGCGATTACAACGTATTTATTTCATCTAAGTTGATTTCAGAATGGCGTAATACTAATTTACCTGTAAATTATTTTATCGCTTTAGAGAAATCAAGTACCTATGGTGTATAAATACTATATGAATTCTCATAATATTATGAGGATAATACGAGAAGATGCCGAATTGGTCGGGTCTCTCATAATTAGTCTACTTTGCAAAGGAGAAGAAAATGACTGAAGAAGTAATGGCACCACAAGGTGCAGAGGAGCAACAAGCTCCACAACTGTCTCTACAAGACATCGCAACTTTCGTCCAGGTAATTGATATCTGTTCAAAAAGAGGTGGTTTTGAAGGGCCAGAGCTAGAGGCCGTTGGTGGTCTTAGAAATAGAACTGTAGCATTTCTAAATGCCGCGGCTCCAAAAGATGGTGAAGTACCTGAAGGACAAGTTCCTGTGGAAGAACCATCTGTTGAAGAGGTTACTGCTGAAGAAGCATAATCGAACTAGCCATGAGTGTGGGGGTGGCTCCCCCATATTTTTATTAATTAATGGATTTATATTATGAATACAAATGAAGTCAAGGCTCTTATCTCTGCCTTACAAAATGGGATAGTAAACATAACCTTTAAGAAAATCATTACAGATGAAATTCGTGTAATGGAATCTTCACTTAACCCAGATATCTTGCGAGAGAATGGAATTGGAACAATACTGGAAAGTATTTCGCCTAACTCAGACCATATCGCAGTGTGGTGTTTAGATAAAGGCGCATGGCGTTCTTTTAGAGTAAATACTGTAACTGGCTGGGAGGTAGTTAAATGAACAATGAGTTCTTATGGGTAGAAAAGTATAGACCCCAAACTATACAAGACACAATCTTACCATCACCGATTAAGAAAACTTTTCAAACAATCGTTGATAATGGTGAGATTCCTAATTTACTTCTTACTGGTACTGCTGGTGTCGGTAAGACTACTGTTGCCAAGGCTCTCTGTAAATCACTAGGGTTAGATTATCTAATCATTAATGGTTCAGAAGAAGGTAACATTGATACACTTAGAACAAAGATTAAACACTTTGCTTCTACAGTATCTTTACAGGGTGGATACAAGGTGGTTATTTTAGATGAGGCAGATTATCTAAATCCCCAATCCACCCAACCTGCGTTACGTGGATTCATTGAAGAATTCAGTAACAATTGTAGGTTTATTATGACCTGTAATTTTAAGAACAGGATTATTGACCCACTACACTCCCGTTGTTCTGTTATAGAATTTAACATTGCAAAGAAGGATACACCAAAGTTATGTATGCAGTTCCTTGAG